AATCTTTTTGATGAGTGGTCAGATAAGTATAGACTACACATCATTGGTACTGGTGGTTGCAGATCAAGAGCAATCCCTTGTACTGACTTGGAGTTTGCAAAGTTTGAGATAATGCACCAAGCCAAACAAGATGTAGTTCTTAAGCACACCAAGTGGATTCAAACTGTTGTGGCTAAGTCTAATAGATTTAAAGAGATCATTAAGTCTATGACTAAGTTCTCACAGGTTGAGAAGTTTGCTAAGCATGATAAGATCAACTGGCAGATAGACCCTGCGATACTTGCAGATAAGATAGGTATGGACTTAGTTATATCTATTGATGATGCAGCAGATTCTATCATGAACATTGGCAAGCCTAAAGATACAAGAGATGAGAAGATTAAAGCTAGAATGCTTTATGAACAATCAAAAGTATCTTTAGCAAATTAACAGAAAGGATATGGTTAGGGGAGAAATCCCCTAGCCTTTTTTTATGACAATAGGATATGGAGTAGGAATGTTAGCAATAGGAATGATAGGAATATTAGTGGGTGCAGTAGTCGCCTTTTTTATAATCAATAAAGTAATGGGGGACAAAGATAAGTGATAGTATATACTAACCCCCCTGCAACGACAGGATACCTTATCATATTATGACGGAAAAATACATACGACAGATTGACACATATATCAAATTATGCTATATGTGCATTACAAAAATTACCAAAGGATAGAAATGTTTTACGAAAAAAAAGATAAGACACCAGAAGAAAACCTAGCTATCGCAAAGATACAAGTTATGTTTGAAGATGCTTTTGGTATATCTAATTCAGACTCAACACCTGCTGTTGTAGACAGGGCTAAGCGTTGGTTTGAAACTAGAGATTGTGCCTTATGGTGTGAGATGGCAGGCACTACACAAGATCATGTTCAGAAGTTATTTCAGAATATGCAATACAACTACAACACTAAGAAGATAACAATAGACAATGTTAGATTTGGAATAAGGAGGTTAAATCTAAAGATATGAAAGTAAAAGAAATAGAGGGTAAGATAGGTACACTATCTAATCCTAGCAAGATGCCTGCATTTGGTTGGGGTATATCTGCTAAACATTGTAAGACAGGTAGTAAGCTAGCAAAAATAAAAGGAACTATCTGTCATTCTTGCTACGCATTAAAGGGTAGATATGTATTTAAAAATGTATTTAATGCACACGAAGTAAGAAGAAAAGCAATAGAACTAAATGAGTGGGTAGACTACATGGCAGAACTACTGACCCAAAAGTATAAAAACCTAGATAAATCAAAGAGATATCACAGGTGGTTTGATGCTGGTGACATACAATCTTTAGGTCACCTAATGAAGATATTTGAGGTGTGTGAACTTACACCCAATATAAAACATTGGTTAGCTACAAGAGAGTATCAGATCATAAAAGATATTGATGTAAAAGATGTACCAAAAAATTTATGTTTGCGTGTATCAGCAATCAAGATAGATAGTCAGCCACCTAGTTTTTGGAAGTGGACATCTGGCGTACACAAAGATAAAAAAGCAATAGGTAGGGAGTGTCCTGCATATAAACAAGATGGAGAGTGTAAGGATTGCCGTAGCTGTTGGAGTCGTAAAGTTAAACAAGTAAGTTACAAGGAGCATTGATGGAAATAAATGATGAAAGAATACAAGAATGGATTGACAAATGTCCAGAACATGATAACGAATTAATACATAGTGATGATAATGGTATAGTAATAGTTGTAAGATTTAATAATGAAAAGGAGGAGTGATGACAAAAGAAGAAATAGTAGAAGTATTACAAATTATAATAGAAATGTATCTACCTATCATTGCAGAACATATGATATGGTTAGATGAAATAATTAATGGAGTAATGGTATGATAACATATAAATTTATAGCAAATGATAAAGCACAAGATATAAAAGCAATGAGTTTAAAAAAGGCAATGAAGTCTTTTCAAGATGACAAAGCAAAAGAAGTTACTGTGGAATGGGTAAGTAAAAAAGGTAATGTAAGTTTTTATTCTTACAAGTTACCATATAAAACTAGAAAAGAAAGAAAAGGTAAGCTGTGACATTTGAGTTTAAACACCCAAACTATTATAAGAAAATAAAAAAAGAAAGTCGCTTGACAAATCAATCAAATGATGATAAGGAGAATCATGATGAAAAAATACAAAGTAA